TTCCTAATGATGAAACAAATGTACATTAAACGCTATTCCAACCCCAACCCAGGCAAAGTTAAAGATATTGCTGAAGTTATAGAGGATGAAATTATGCCAAAAATAAAAGCTGCAAAGCCGAAAAACGTTAAGCGCAAAGATGGTCGTACTTCTTACGCCAGCAAAAAGATGAACCTTAAAAGCGGAAAGTATTGTTCCTGATGGCTAAAATGGATGACATAAACTTTCGCTCTATTGTGCAAGGCGAAATACAAAGTGCTGTAAATTATTACGAGTCCGAGTTTTCTGCTGACCGCACTGATATATTGAAATATTACCTTGGTGAACCTTTTGGCAATGAAGTTGAAAACCGTTCACAAGTTGTTGCCACCGAGGTGAGCGACACCATTGAATTTATAATTCCATCCTTAATGAAGATGTTTGCGTCTTCCAAGGAGTTTGTGCGCTTTGAGCCACGCGGCCCTGAAGATGTTGAGGCTGCCAACCAAGCCACCGACCTAGTAAATTTTGCCATAAATAACGACAACCGTGGTTTTCGTGTAATACATGACTGGTTTAAAGATGCGCTTTTGTTCAAGCAGGGTGCAGTTAAGATGTACTGGGAAGAGAAAGACACTACGGTCAGCGAAAGCTATGAAGGCTTAACTGAGGATGAACTTACCTTGCTGGTGAGTGACCCAGCCATAGAAATCATATCTCAAGAAGTACAAGAGATGGGCATGGTTGATCCTGAAGGTAATGAAGTTCCAATGGAGCGCACCTACTCAGTTGAAGTTCGGCGCATGAAAAAGTCAGGCTCCGTTAAAATAGACAACATACCGCCAGAAGAATTGATCTTCTCTCGTCGCGCCACGTCTATAGATGACTGCACTTTTATAGCCCACCGTGCGGCTGTAACTGTTGGTGAGTTAATCGAGCAAGGCTATGATGAAGATATTGTTATGCGTTATGCTGGGTCAGACGATTTAGATGATGAAGTAGAACGACAAGCGCGATTTGAAGAAATTGAGTCTGGCGCAAAGTTTAACAGCCCTGACGCTTCGATGCGCGAGGTTATGGTTACTGAAGCTTATATTAAAGCTGATTATGATGGCGATGGTATTGCCGAGTTGCGCCGGGTGGTTGCGCTTGCCGATGGTTCCGAAATACTTGAGAACGAGCCGTTTGACCATGTGCCGTTTGCGCTGCTGTCACCTATCTTAATGCCGCACCGAATGGTGGGCAGAAGTGTTGCTGAAATGGTAACAGACCTACAGGTCATTAAGTCCACCATTATGCGACAGATGCTAGACAATTTATACTTAACGAACAACAGCCGAGTTGGGGCTGTAGAAGGACAGGTTAATCTTGATGACTTACTTTCGTCGCGCCCTGGTGGTATTGTTAGAATGCGTGCGCCAGGCATGGTTCAGCCTTTGGCGGTTCCTCAAATTGGACAGTCTGCGTTTGCGATGCTTGAATATGTGGATCAAATGCGTGACCAACGTACAGGTTTTTCTAAGGCGTCTATGGGGCTTGACCCAAGCACGCTTCAAAGCACTACGGCAAGTGCCGTCAATGCTACTATCCAAGGTGCGCAACTTAAGATCGAAATGATAGCGCGTGTTTTTGCTGAAACGGGTTGCCGTGATTTAGCAAAAGGCGTTTTACATTTATTACAAAAGCACCAAGACAGTGAGCGCGTTGTGCGTATCCGTGGTGAGTTTGTAGCCATAGACCCACGCGCTTGGGATAACGAGTTTGACCTATCTATAGAGGTAGGCTTGGGCAACGGTCGTGAAGACGAAAAGATGGGCATGTTGTTACAGGTTGCTGGAAAGCAAGAACAAATGCTGCAACAGTTTGGCCCCGTTAATCCTGTTGTTAAGCCTTCACAGTATATCAATACACTTAAACGTATTGTTGAAATGGCTGGCTTTACAGACACAGAACAATTCTTTTCTGGTGGTGAACAGGTTGATCAAGCTCTTATGCAGCAATCTCAACAGCAAGGCCAAGGCGGTGCAGACCAAGCTAAAATGGCTGAGTTCCAAGCTGAGATGGAGTTTAAGAAGCAGAAGATGGAAGCAGAACTTGCGCTTGAGCGTGAGAAGATGCAGGCAGAGCTTGAGCTACGCAGATTTGAACTTGAGTCAGAGCTACAGCTTCGCCAACAGAAATTAGCCTTTGGTGGGTCTGTTTCGGACAACCTACCTAGAGCATGACAGACTTTAGAGACGAACAAGACCGAGGAGCAAAGGCTTCTGCGGTGATGAACAACCCTCTTGTAAAAGAGGCATTTGGGCAAATACGTGAAGCGTATGTCGATGATTGGTCACACACTGATCCGTCAGACACCGCCAAGCGTGAGCAGCTTTTTTATTTGATGAAAGCACTAGAGGCTTTTGAAGGACATTTTGAAAGTGCCATACGGACAGGCAAAATGGCTTCACAACAAGTAAACGAGTTTAATTAACCCCTAAATGATTGGAGATTTTATTATGTCTGGTACTCCAGAGGAATCCAGCTTATCGCAGCATGATGCTGTGAACTTACTTTTGAATACCCAAGCCCCTGAAGAGGTAAGCGAAGAAGTTCAAGAGTCTACTGCCGAAGCTACAGTAGAGACACCTGAACCAGAAGAAGTAGAGGTTGAAGCCGCTGATGACAGCCAAGCTGAAACTGAAACGGAAGAGGTTGAGGACGACGATGAGGAAGAATACGAAGAAATTCAGACTTATCGCGTAAAGGTTGATGGTGAAGAATTTGAAGCAACTCAAGAAGAGTTAATCAAGAACTTTCAACTAGAAAAAACGGCCCAGAAAAGACTACAAGATGCCGCTGAACAGCGTAAGGTTTTAGAAGCGGAAAAGGCGTCTACTGAGCAAGCTCGTACACAATACGAGACGGCCCTAAATGCGGTGGCTCAAGAATTACAGAAAAACACCCAGCCTAGAGATCAGGCATATTGGGATAACCTGTATGAGTCCGACCCACTCGAATATGTACGACAACGTGATACAGAACGTGATACGCAAGCAAAACAACAGACTGTACTTGCTGAACAGCAACGGCTGCAACAGCTACGGTTAATTGAAGAACAGAAGAAGCTTTTGGATTTGGTTCCTGAATGGAAAGACCCAGAAGTGGAAGCTAGAGAAAAAGCTGCTATCGTTACTTATGCACGAAGTCGTGGTTTTACTGATGCAGAACTAGGTACTGCTACAGACAGTAGAATTATAGACATGATGCGGAAAGCTCATCTTTACGAAACTTTGCAGTCGCAAAAACCTATTGCAAAGAAGAAGGTAAAGACAGCTCCGAAGATGGTTAAAAGTGGGCAACCTAGAAACAAGGGCGACTCTGCAACAGAGCGAAAGCGCAAGGCTTTTGATAGATTGAGTAAATCCAATAGTCGTGAAGCGGCTATAGACTTTCTCTTAACCAAATAATTTAACTTTTTAGGAGGCCATAATGGCTATTTATACTTCATCAACAGCGATTGGTGAAAGAGAAGATTTGTCAGACGTAATCTACCGCGTTGATCCAGACGAAACACCTCTATTTTCTAACGCGAAAAAAGAAACCACAAAGGGTATATACCACGAGTGGCAAGTTCAAGAATTAGCCGCTGCCGTTGACACAAACTACGTCAATGAAGGAGCTGATTTTTCATATGCAAACCCTAACCCAACAACAAGAGTTGGGAACTACCATCAAATATCTGTGCAAGCAGCGAGCGTTTCTAATACTCTCGATGTAGTCGATTTAGCAGCCCGTGATAAGGAAACGGCGATGGTTAAGGTTTTAAAAGGCTTAGAGCAGCGTAGAGACATAAACAAATCTCTATACAAAAATGAAGCAAGCTCTAGTTCTGACCCACGTAAAGCTGGTAAGCTGATTACCTGGATATCAAACGTAGACGCGCCAGGAGATATGGCTGCTGCTTCGGGTGGTAATGGTACTGCCGCTGCTGACCTTACAGGTACTGCTGCTGCATTGACTTTGGCTAAAATCGACGCTGCTATGCTTGCTGCATACAGTGACGGTGGTTCACCAAATATGTTGCTAATGTCGCCAACAAATAAGCAGAACTTCTCAGGTCTGTCTTCTGGCTCAGTAGCGACTAATCAGATTACAATGACTGCACCAAAAGAAGCAGCAATTATCGGCTCCGTTAAACTGGCGGCTTAATAGGGCAACCTATTTCGAAAAACTCTGTGAATTGCTGGAACATCTCTTTGAGACAATCAGCAGCCAAGCCCTAGAAATAGGGAAGGTTCAACGACCATTCCGAAAGGAAGTAGGATCAAGTGATCCGAAGCGCAGAGCATCCCAAGTGGATGGTGATATGGTCTTTTCTTTATCGCGAGGTAAAGCAGCCGAAAGGCGGTTTTAGATTAACGACCTAAAGCGAAAATTTAGCAGCCTATACTTGTCAGACTTTGGTGAGCTTTCAGTAACTGTGGATCGTCAATGTCCGAACTCTGAAATGTATTTGCTTGATACTGAGTACCTATGCATAGGTCACTTACCAGGCAGAATGTTCAGCGTTTCAGATGTAGCTCCTGGTGGAGATGCAACACGTTTCGGCATCGTGTCAGAATGGACTTTAATTGTAAAAGCTCCAAAAGCACATGCTGCGGTTATCGGACTTAACGGTTCATAATCACTAATACTTTAAGAATTACGAGGGGCAGCTTTTGTTGCCCCTTTTTACTTGGAGAGATACATGAAAAAACTACTTGTTAATGATCCTAAAAAGGGCAAGCAAACCTACATCCATTCTGATGGAGATAAAAACTATATCACGACAAAGTTTAACGTAGATCCAATTATATCAAATGCAAAAAGTGAAGCGGCTGCTTGGCGGCCTAAGTCAATGATTGGCAACACCCAAAAGCATTTGCAAAAGGTCGCTGATATTCCAGCACCTATTTATTACGAATTGATTAACAAGTTTGGTCAACCGCGTGACAATCCTAAAGCTTGGAAACGCTGGCTAAACGATTATGACAACCGATTTTTTAGAACAACTGGTGGTACGATCTAATGGCAATCACAACTTACTCAGAGCTTAAAACTGCTGTTGCAAATTTCTTGGCACGTTCTGATCTAACGACACAAATACCAGATTTCATTACTCTTGCTGAAGCACGCATGAGCCGTGAGTTAGACACTCGAACACAAGAAAAACGAGCGCAAGCAAGCACAGCAGCGAGTGATGAGTATATTTCTCTGCCAACTGATTTACGCAAAGTCAGACATGTACGAATTAACAGCGATCCTGTTTGCGTGCTGGACTATGCAGCACCCCATGATTTCTATGAGACTTACGGCTCAAGCGGTGGCGGCAAGCCTAGATACTACACTATAATAGGTGCAGAGATTGCCCTACGCCCAGTGCCTGACGCAGTTTATACTGTCGAGATTATCTATGGTGAGACTGTTTCAGCTTTGTCTGACAGCTCTGCCACAAACACAATTTTAGCACGCCATCCAGATGCTTACCTTTATGGTGCATTAAGTGCAGCCCACACGTACCTGATGGATGAAGCGAGAGCTAATCAATACGACGCTATTTTTACCCGAATTATGGACGAGATTAAGCGCGATACAGAACAGCAGCGTTACGGCGGTGCTTTAGCAATGAAAACTGACTACCGAGGAGTATAAACCATGTCAGCGATGAGCGACTATTTAGAAAACAAAGTGCTTGACCATGTTTTAGGCACAACTGCCTACACACACCCGTCACAGACCTATATTGGTTTAAGCACAGGTAGCTTTGCTGATACTGGAACTGGTACATCCGAGTTAAGTGGCAGCAACTACGCAAGAGTGGCAATCAACTTTGATGCAGCGTCTAGCGGTACAACGGATAATTCTGCTGCGGTAGAATTTGCTGCTGCTACTGGTTCATGGGGCGCGGTATCACATTTTGGACTGTTTGATGCAGCCTCTACTGGAAACCTACTTATTCACGGTGCTTTTACTGCCGCCAAAACAATTACGACAGGCGATATTTTAAGAATTGCTGCTGGAGAACTAGACGTAACGGCAGCGTAACATGGCAGAGATACTTGGCCCTACTCTTGAGCAACTCGATGCCTGGGGTAGCATGGATGCTCTTGATGCGTTTGGCACGCTGGAGCAACTTGATGATCTAAACCTGTTTGAAGCGTCATCCGCTGTTTCACTTGCTGGAACAACTTCTGGCGTTGCTATACGTGTGCAACAGGCTAGTGCAAGTGTAACGATTGCAAACACTGTCACAGGCGTTGCAACATTAGTACACGGCATGTCTGCGAGTGTAACAAGTGCAGGCTCTGTAACGGCTTCAGCGCAATTTACAGTTGCAATGACAGGCAGTGCTTCTATCGCTGCGACTGTTACCGGCGTTGCAATACGTGTGCAGCAACCAAGTGCAAGCGAAAGCGTAACTCTGGCAGTTACTGGTGCTGGCACATTAGTACACGGCATGTCTGGCACAGTAGATATTTCTGCAACAGCGACAGGCATAGCGCAATACACAGCAGCGTTTGCAGGAGCGGTAAGCACAGCAATAACAACAGAGGCGATTTCTGAAAAACTAGGTGAAGCTTGGTCAGACGTATCGGCTGGCAGTGAAACTTGGTCAGACATATCGGCTTCAAATTTAGCATTTACTCAGATTAGCTCTGGGTCAGAAAGTTGGAATAGAGTATGATACCTTTTGGCGAATGGCTACCAGACCAGTCAGATTTTCAAAACCCAGGGGCAACCGTTGCTAAGAATGTTATTCCAGCAGCGCGTGGCTATCGTCCGTTTCAAGGTTTAACAGAAGTTTCTGCTGCGGCTGACAATAGGCTGCGCGGTATTTACGCTACAAAAGCAACAGATGGTACGGTTAATATTTTTACTGGAGATGAGGCAAAGCTTTACAAGCTAGACAACTCTGATTTTAGCTTGGACGCTGTTGGTACAGGCTTTACTGTTACTAGCGACATGAACTGGGATTTTGTTCGGTTTGGCGACGATGTTATAACTGGTGGTTCAGACGCTGACGTACTGCGTAAATACACGATAGGCACGAGTTCAGCATTTGCTGCAATTAGCGGTGCGCCTGCTGCAAGACATATCGCTGTCGTGCGAGACTTTGTTGTAACGGCAAATGTAACTTATAGCTCTGCCTCGCATCGAAGCAGGGTGCGCTGGTCGCAAATCAATGATGCTGGAACTTGGACTTTAGGTGCAAACCAAGCTGACTTTCAGGACATACCTGACGCTGGACATATTACTGGCATGGTCGGCGGTGAGTTTGGCGTTGTATTACTAGAGCGTGCGATTGCTAGAATGCAATACGTGGGTTCACCACTTATATTTACGTTTGAAAAAGTAGAAACAGGGCATGGGTGTAACTATCCAAACAGCGTTGCTTCACTTGGCCCAACTCAAGTGTTTTACCTGGCTGACGATGGTTTCTTTATGTTTGACGGTCAGCGCAGCATACCGATTGGTGCAGAGAAAGTTGACACGTTTTTCTTTGATGATCTAAAGTTTGCTAACAGTGATAGAATTAGCTGCACGATTGATCCAGAAAACCAGATTGTTATTTGGAGCTACCCATCAACTGCCAGTACAACTGGTGATCCTGATAAGATGTTGGTGTTTAATTATGCTGTACAGCGTTGGTCTCTAATAGAACTAGAGCATGAGTTTATTGGCTCATCTTTAACGCCAAGTTTTACGGTAGAAAGTTTAGACACGTTAAGCTCAAGTTTAGATGATTTAACAACCTCGCTTGACAGCAGGTTTTATGCTGGTGGGTTTTTATCGTTATCCGCAAGTAAAGACAAAAAGCTACACACGCTTACTGGTGCTACTTTAGATGCAACTTTGGAAACGTCTGAGTTTGAGCCAGCTACCATGCGTCAATCGCTGTTAAAAGGTGTAACGCCTTATATTACATCGAAAGACTCGACCCCTACGGTTACTGTGCAAGTGGGTTCCAGATCACGCCAGATTGATGACGCAACCTATACGGACAGTGTAGCAATAAATGATGATAATAGTTGTCCTGTTAGGCAAAGCGGTAGGTATCACCGTATTCGTGTAAATGCGTCTGGCACTTGGCGATACGCCCTTGGTGTTGATGTTGATGCGGTTGGCATGGGCAGAAGATGACCGATTTTAATTATGTAAAGCTACCTGCTGCTGGAGCAAATCCACGGCAGACGGCTCAAGCTGTTAATCTTTTGATTGACGGTAAATTCAATTCAACTGGCAGTGTTACTTTAGCTGCAAGTGCAACGACAACTGCGGTATCTGATTATCGCGCAGGCCCAGACAGTGTTATACTTTTAACACCTATGACTGCAAACGCTGCGGCTGCTTATGCTGCTGGCACTATGTTCGTATCTGCAAGAGCGAAGGAGAGTTTTACTTTAACTCACGCTTCAGACTCCCAGACCGACAAAACTTTCACTTACATTGTTATTGGATGAAATTCAGACTTGTTCCTCCTGATAAGCTCCCTTTGGTTTGGCATCACATAGCCCCACTTTTGGATAAAGCTGTCAGTCTTTCGCCACAAAAAATAGTTATTCAAGACGTTTTAAATGCTGCTCTTCATGGCGTGTATTTGATTTGGGTCGCGGTGGACGAGGATAAAGGTGAATTTGTAGGTGTCGTTACAACACGGATTTTAACTTACCCACGCTGTCGCGCTTTAGCGATGGATTTTATTGGTGGGTCACGAATGAAAGAATGGCTGCCTGAAGCGCAAAAAGCTGTTGAAGAACACGGCAAGCGTAACGGTTGCAAATTTTTAGAAGGATACGGGCGACGTGCCTGGTCACGGTTTTTAGAACCGCTGGGCTGGGAGCAAGCCTACATCACATACCATAAGGATATTTAACATGAGTAAAGGCGGCGGCGGCGGTAGCAGTTTACCATCTAACATGGAAAGCGCGATGAACACTGCATATTCGCAGTATAATCCATTTTCATCAACTTTTTCAGCATTAGGTGCATTTAACCCACAGGCTTATGCTGGACAACGTGTTGCTGGTTTAAGCGATATGGAAAATACCGCTATGCAACAGGCCGCTAATTTAGGCGTTCAACCAGCTTATCTACAAGACGCTGGAACAAACCTGTCTGGTTTAATGGGCAGCGGCGGCGTTAATCAAACTGCACTGCAAGAGCAATATGACTTAGGGCCATTAGCTGGCGGTCGCGTTGCTACATATGGATTGCAAAATGCAGCGAGCCAATCTGTTGATCCAGATATGCTAATGGATGCAGCGAATGTAGGTACTGATTTTTCCAACCTGCAAAACCTGCTTGGCGCACAAACCGATGTATCTTCTGTACAGGATTTACTGGGGCAACGCGCTGATCTTTCAGGTTTAGCAAATGCATCCAACGCTTTAACCAATACCTCTGGTATTACCAACGCTGCAAACCAAGGCACGAACCTCCAGGGTGTGCTAGATGCTGCACAACGTGCAACAGATGCGTCAAACATTATGACTGCTGGTAATCGTACAACTGATACGTCTGGTTTGGGTGGAATAGCAGGGCAACAAAATGCTGCAACAAGCTTACTTTCCAACTTAGCTTCTGGTGGTACAAACCCATACTTACAAACACAACTTAACGACGCTATTTCAGGCGCAGTTAATCAAGCATCATCACAATACGCGCTTGGTGGGCGACTAGGTTCAGGCAGTTTCGCAGATGCTTTAGGCACTGGTATTACCAACGCTGCTGCACCTATTCTTTCGCAAAACCTACAGACAGACCAGGCAAGACAGCTACAAGCTGCTCAAGCTCTTGGTTCAGTTTCTGGTCAGGATATTGGACGACAATTACAAGCTGCAGAAACAGGTGTTAGCGCACAACAGTCAGACATTGCTAGAGCCTTACAAGCTGCACAAAGCGCGGCTGGTATTCAGCAAGCAGATTTGGCAAGAGGACTACAAGGCCAAACAAGTGCCGCTGGTATGTCACAAGCTGACTTAGCAAGAGCATTATCAGGTCAAACAAGTGCCGCTGGTATGAACCAAGCTGATCTAGCTAGAGCCTTTGCCGGGCAAGGGCAAATGGTAGATGCAACGCAAGCTGGACTTGGCAGAGATGCTAATCTTGCTGGACTACTTACAGATGCAAGTCGGGCAGATTTAGGACAACAAGGTAACATCGCGCAGAACATCGTAAGC